TGTGAATGATCCCAAGGGATCGGCCTCGACACATACCTCTCAGCTAGAAGGGGGTCGTCGAGCCGATCTTGTTTGGGGTCTCTGGATTTTGCTCAATGAGCCTTCTCATGCATTTCTCCCTCTTGGGGAAGTGACAGAGAACATTTATGATCTCTTCGGCGTTGTGGCCGTCCGTCGCGGACGTGTCATTACTGAGGAAAGCGTCCTTGGTGATGATCTTTACCATTACATGCACGAAGAAGATTCTGACACAGTTGGTGCTCCCGTGGAAAGGGAATACATGGCTGTTGATGATGCCGGCATCTTTTCGGCTGGGACGAAAGGAGGAAACATTTTTCTCTCTTTTGGGCCCTGGTCGAAGGTTACCGATCCGGTCAACTTGTAATTGAAAAGAGGCAGGCCGAAGAAGGCTTTTCCCTTTTCCTAACGAAGTGTTCCTTAATGGGAGTGGATTCAAAGATTGAAAACATTCCTGTCAGGCTTCACTTAGTGTGCGAATGGGGGGCCAAAGGTAGATCCATCACGATGGGACCTACATGGCTCTACATTGCACAACAACCCATACGGCGACTGCTTCAACGGGGCCTAGCTAGCGATAGCCGGACCTCTCCCGCGGTCACTGGGTCTGACAAAATGTGGCATGTAATAACAACCACAGGTCAGGCAACAAGTCACCAGACACCCTACATTCCAGTAGTGACGAACTCTTGGGGAGAGACTCCTCAGGGTAGCATCAATACGGATTTAAGGGGTGCCACTAACGTGATGTCGCACAACCTTTCCCACAGGCTCCTAAGAGGGGGTCTCAGGGGAGTGGGCTTTTGGGAAGGCTCCTTGGCATATCAGCTGGGGCTTGCCTCCTTCAAGCGTTGCTTTTTTAGGACACGTCGTGCTTTCCGCCAGCATGATATGTGCCTGAGTTCCGAGAACCATAGTCTCGGTATCCTTATGGGTGAGAGCATGAACTACATCGCTCTCAACCTACAAGGACTCTTCGCTATTCATTTAGCATGGATTATCTTGCTTCACTGGAAAGTAAACATGGGCTCCATCGGAGACCTCAATGCTTTTCTTAAGAGTGTGAAGCCTGATATCCTTATGTTCGGACGCACCGACGCTTGGCCCAACGCATTGGTGTTCCAAGTGGGTGATGATCAACTCGTCCTTTGCTTTGACCATTTGGCTCTGTTTGATAGGTGCCTACGTTTAGCGTATGAAATGCTAGGCGCAAAGACATCTATCGGCAGACACCTTGTTAGCTCGACCTTCTGCCAGCTTGCAGAACAGACGGCAAACATTGAATGGGGGTCTTACCATCCTATACGGTACCGGAGCAATACTTCCGGTACCCCGTGGTATGACTTTACGATCGGG